GTGTTCTTTTCGTCCAAAAAAGAAAGTTTTGCGCGATTTTGTACGCGTGTCGCTGTTTTCTTATTGACATGAATGGCACCGCGCCGAGCATTGCAACTGGCGCATGAGCCGACGATGTTGGTTCTGTCGTAAGGGTCACCGCCGCGATCTAACTCGACAACGTGATCTGCTTGGCTACTTGGTTTCTTGTGGCACCAGTGGCAGATGGGTTCTTCTTGTAGGACTTGGGTCCTGAGTTGTTTCCATTGTTTGGTTCCGTAGATGGGGTTACCGCTCATGTCAAGAGCATAGGTCAAGGTCAAGGGAACTACCGCCCAAAGCGGAAGGGCGCCGCTTCGGTTGGTCTCGTTTGTCATGGGTTGCGCGTGTGGTTTGTGTCCCCCACTATTTAGGGCAAGTAGCCCATGGGAGCCTGTCTAGTTTTGTTCGGTGGACAACCATTCGCAATGTACGTTTGAACGCTGATCGGTCACTAGGCGCGACCGTCTACCCTCGTTACCGAGTGTTCCCAGAGTGAGGGTCAGTGTCTCACAAGGGCTAGTGAGCGCCTCTGTGCGCTCTGATGGTGTGGATTGTGGTGCTGGCTGGCAGGTTCTCACCTGTCCTGCCATTTAATGCCCAACAGTTAAGCTTTAAGGGCAACCAGCAGGATGGGACGCTAGACGCGCTTAGGTAGTCAGGTCAATGAGGGTCAGTGTTGTTCGTCTGTCTCATTGAGTAGTTCATAAAAGTATTGCAAGTCGGGAAGGTTAGGGAGACGCTTATAGAGTTGTTCGGCAAGTTGGATGGCGCATAGTCGCCAGCGGTTGCGTTCTGTCTGCATAAGTCGAAAAGCAGTCTCTAGCTCGTCATCCATGTTCAGGTCCCCACGCAAGTCGTTGACTGATCTTCTCTAGGTCTTTGGGTCGCCAGACGTGGACCTCTTGTCCTGCGTCCTCCAGTGCGTTGATCCATTCCCACTGAGTGTTACTGACCACGCCTTTGGTGGCTTTCAATTCGACAAAGATGGTGCCGCGTGCCGGGTGAACCATGACTAAATCGGGGAAGCCTTGGTCGCCAGTGTTGGGCGTGATCCAGCGACCCGCGCGTACTTGTGCGGGCTGGGTGTGCATAACTTTCCAGCGGTGCAACTTAGCCAAAGTTATGACCGCTTTCTGAAACTCTGCTTCGGACGGTTCAGCCACCGTTCATCAGCCTGTCTATGATCTCGGATGCTTCACGCTTAGTAGATGGTGCTTGACCTTGATAGTCCTTAGCCCTTAGCATCGCCATCTGTTTCGCGGTCGGCGGTTCACCCGATGACCCGATCGTTTGGCTGCGTTGTTGTGCAGCTTGTGGCGCGTTGGGTGTCGTTTGTGGCTCTTGCCCTTGGCGGTACACCTTCACCATTTCCTCCAGTGACGCACGTTTGTTAGAGCCCTGATACTGGTAGTTCGCAAGTGCGCGTCCAGCAGCCGAAGTCTCACAGTTCTCTAAGGCGCTCGTTTTGTTGACCATTGACGAGCCTCGAACTTCCTCGGCAAACCCTGTCGTTGTCGGTACTGGGTCAGCAATGTCGGCATATAAGGATGCTTTCATGACAATTCGAGTGCCGTCGTCCACAATGATTTCGGTGACGATGCGTCCGCGTGGGCAGTCTTTCCAAAACAGTGGGAGGCGTTCTTGCACTGATGCGTAGTCGGCTGGGTTAAAACTCACAACTTGCCTTCCTTGCGAAGTCGGATCAAGCGTTGCTCTACAGACCCCGTGGTTCGTTTTAAATCTTTAGCAATAGCAGTGTTGTTCATACCGTTTTTTTTCAGTTCAACCAATCTTTTGTCCTCAAACATTGCCCAAGGTTTTGTGTGCCGATCTAACTGCAAATTTGGATGATTTACCACTGAAACATTGCTTTTCTCTGATTGCCGAAGCATCGCATAAACGGATTCAAGTTCTGTATGAAGTAACTCAATGATCCGAGTCATTTCTTGTAGTTGTGTCTTATTCCTAAATAGTTTCATGATTCCATGTCCTTCATGTGTCGGGCCTGTGCAGGCGTTTGGTTTTTAAGATTGTTGACCACTCGAATCATGGCTACGCACCGGGCAGTTTCCTCAACTGTCATTCCTTTGAAACCGAACTCTTCGGCGCATTTGAGACAAATGCCGCGTAACTCTGTCCGCATACGCATATCAGCCGAATTAAAGCCTGACGCGCAAATGTTGCAGTTCATCGGAAACCGCCCAGACGCATCGCCACGATCGCATCTTGTGTTGACTTGGTCAGGTTGGACAGATAGATGCCGTTTTCCTCGGCAACATAAGCCAACTCCATCATCGCCTTTCTAAGCATTGCGACGTCCTCGGCAAGGCGTTGAATTTGCCATGCGGCGGCTTTCATTGCGATATCGGCTTTAGCGATCGCAACAGTCATTTCTTGCACTTGGTCAATCATGGTCGGGGCTCCCTAATTTGTCGGTATTTGCCGTCACGATATACCAGCGGTGTCGCTGGGTTTGTGTCGGATTGTAGTTTGCGTCGTTCTTTCCATGTGAGACCCCCCCAAATGCCGTAGCACTCAAGTTGGGTCGTGGAATATTTGAGGGATTCGGCGAGACAAGACGGCCTAACTATGCAGGTCGCGCAAACGGCTTTTGCTTCAGCAATTCTTTTGCGTGAGTACCGTTCACCCGGTTCAAAGATGAACAGGTTGAGGTCCATGCCTCGACACGCTGCGTGATCCCACCAGCGGTCTAGCACAGTCGCCACGGTTGCCAGCCACATTTGCCAGCTTCTTCACGGCCTGAGTACAGCAGGAACGCAAATCTAAGGTTGAGGGTTGGGTCGGACATGGCTTCAGCAAACGGCATATTGAACACTTGCTCCACGTACTTGGTATGGACGCGCTCGTTAATTTGTGCGATCCCGTGATCGTGACCGTTAAACGATGGGTGAGTGTGGCTCACATTAAGGCATCGGGTTTCTTTCCACAGCAAGCGACCAAGTTTTTGCAGTGTCTCGGTGTTGTTGGGCCAGCCGACCGTGATCGCAGTCTGGAACCATTCTTGACATTTGGTGTCTGGGTCAAACGGCGCAAGGGTTGTCACTGGTTGTGTTGTGGTGGTGCTGCTTGTGGTTGTCGTCAGTTCTTCGGCGCGGTCTTTGAGTTGTTCGGGTGTCAGCTCTTGCAATGTGATTGTTTGCCGTGGCGCAATGGTGAGCGTTGGTGACGATTCTTGTACGTCTGTGATCGCCCAAACTGCAAGCATTGCGTAAGTGCCAAAGGCTAAAAAGGTTAGTCGTTTAAGGTTCATTTAGTAGTCCTCTGATAGGTCCGCAACTGATTTGCGGGTGCTGAAAAATCCGTCCAGCATTGGTTTTTGCATGATCTCTCGGGCCATAAAGGCGCGATAGTTGTTGTTGAATTTGAACTCGCTACTGGGGTCGTTGGTAATTGCGTGTTCGTAGCGCAAGACTTCAATAAGAGCTGCGATGCCGTAATGCGTGTATCCGCGGTGCATCAGCTGGTAGCACATTTTGGTAAGGGTCGGCATGACCCAAGGGTTTGCCTCTTTGAAGGCTTCGTATTTGAGCATCTCGGCTGGTACGGCGAGAACGTCAAAAAGGGATTGTTGCATTGCTTCCTCCTGCGGTCGGGGTCCCGCTATCACGGGACGCACTTGGTTGTCAGTCATTAGACCGACTTCCAGACCAAATGTCAAGTCACCGCGCGTCGAGCGTAGGGAAAGCCGCAATAGCCTCTAGGACGGCTTGTGGCAGGTTGTCTCCGCAGACGTAGCGAATATGCCATGCTTCAGCGTTTGCGCCGTTTTTGACTTCCCATGAGAACCCAAATTTGAGCGCGTTGCTGGTGGAGAATCCGTCGCCTAGTAACCATTCGAGTCGTTTGCCTGAGGCTGACGCGACATCTATGGCGAGTCCCCAGCCGTGGTTGCTCGTACCGGGTGTTCCTGCTGGGGCGAAACCTTGTTTCAAGAACCAGACTTGACCGTTGTATTTGCGTGTCACTTGGGGTTTGCGGAAGTTTGGTTTGGCTTCGTACCGTTCATTAAACAGGGCGGTTTGACGGTCTAGTGGGCGGTATGCGCCGACGTGCTTGAGTTCTATTCCGTCAAAGTATGCGGCGAGTTGTAACGCGTTCCATGCGGTCGCGGCAAGGCTGTGCAGTTTGCCGTTTGGGGCTTTGATGTCGCGTAGTAGGGCTGGTTTAAGTTGGCCGTTCTTTTGACCTTCTAGGTCAGTCGGCATGATGATGGGTAGTACCGGGTAGTCAGTCATCTTGTTTTTCTCCCTTGTCTTTGAGGCCGTTGCTGGCGAGTAATCCTGTTAATGCTCCAGCAAGTACGAGGAGGACGCTGGAGAGTACTTCCCATGCTTTTGAGTCGTTTGGTGACACTTCAAGGGGCTGGACTACGAACGCGAGCGAGTAGAGGATCATTCCGATACTCATGATGAATGTCAGCGCGAGTGCAGCTCCGACCATGAGGACTAGGCGCGCTTTGATCTCGGAGTTGGTGTATTTCTTCACGGTGTGGTTGCTCCTGTTGAGGTGTCACATCTGGGGGCTGTGGGTTGGGTTTCGCAGTTGCCTCGAGTGCGGTCGCTACAGCTGGTAATGACCAGCATGAGTGCTACAGCAAGAGCGGCGACGATGGCAAGAGTTTTCATCAGGTCGGCCCAATGTCCTCAACCATTATTAGAGCCAGTCGAGTTGCTGATCGTTCAAGTTTTGGCGTTCCTGTCAGACTGCTTGTGGAACACGCTCCGACAATAGTGATTGAGCCGGCTGCGAAAGATTGGATCGTCATCGTGGTCACTTCGGACGCTGTTTGTGCTGCGGATGGAGTTTGGATGATGCTTACTGCGTAGGCGGTCGCTGCAGCGTTCGTCAGTTTGATCGTGCAGATTGAGTTTCCGAGAGCGACTGTCGGTGTCTGCACTTCTGGTTCCTGATAGGTGATCTTGTAGAGCCTGTTTGCTTCAGCAGTAAATGTAACTGTCATCCCTGTCGCTATTGTTGAGGTCGTCGCGAGCGTCTGTGATGTCGCTGAAGTTGCGTAGGCCATCACTCCACGAGGGAATCGGTTGGCATTTGATGCTGTAAAGATTTGTCCGGAAACAAACAGATCGTTTGGATTGGGCATTATTTTCTCCTTATATCGCTACGCCGACGCTGAGACGGGAAGTGTCTAAAACACCAAAAGTGGTGTCGTTAAGTATGAAATTTTGGTAACTGTTTATATTTGTCATGCCAAGAGTAACTCTAGTTGAACTTGGTTCAATGTAAAGGTTGACACGGTCGGGAAAGAATGTTTCTGTTTCTGAACTTCCTCCCGGCACAGTCCAAGTGACATTGCCAAAATGACCTGAATCAACGACATAATTCATGAAACGAGTTAATGCTCCTGAGGTTTGAGCAACGTCTAAAAAACTGAGTTCAAGGTTTAAACGAGTTGGGGTAATAAAGTTATTTGCATACCATTCAGCGGTGCTATTCACTTTCTCGGTTTGTGTGGTGGTGCTTGTAAAACTTTTGACGCCGTACTGAGCGGATGACCCATTAGATTTTGTGGCAGTAGTCGAAGCGCCCGTGATCGTCGCATTATTAAACCACATCCCATAAGACGCGGCCTCTGATCTGTCTATGCGGTCGTAAGCAATCTGTGTTGAGGTCGCAGTCCGCCCATAAGTAAAGTTGCCTGATGCAACGCTAACAATCAAAGTGCCAAACTCTGACGGCGCAACATAATTTGAATAACCATCGTTATTTAATAAAATTCCACGGTCGGCCAAAACAATTTGTTGAATTTGGCTTTGTAAATTGCCAGTAAACGCACCAATCGAAAACGCGCAGTCAGTTTCACCAAATAAATTCCAATAGCCACTGGTGCTTGCGTTTGGGTTTGTTAATAACAAAGCAAGTTCTTCTAGTTGGTTTTTTGCTGATGTAAGAGTAACGCTGATTTGTTGATTGCCTGCCAAGGTAAAAGCGTCCGCAAGTGTAATTGTGCAGGTTGAACCTTTCCCTGTACCAGCAGTGTCTTGATAATCACGGGTGATAATTGGACCAACAAACGCAAATAATTCGCTTGTCTGTTCTCTGATAATGAAAATATCGTTAACAGTAAATAGATCGGCTTGTTCGTTGCCGTTGTTGATTACGATTCTTGCAGTGCGACCCGCAATCGGCGAAATAGGTGTTGCACGACCCCAACTAACATTTATTTCACGGACATATTCAGTGACGTCTAAAGCGTCAGACTCACGAAATACTTTCCATTCTAATTTTGCCATTACATGGTCCGAGTGTTTACGGGCACTGGGCCGATAGTTCGCACATAAGTCTGCAACGCTTTAACGACCTGCATTGGGTCGCCACCGTTTACGTTAATAGTCACCGTGTTGCCACCGCCACCCAAAGCACTGTTTGCGGTGATGTTTCCAGACGATGTCGGCGTGAACAGTTCCGGCCCACGCTCACCCACAAGGTACGAGCCACCCGGTCCAACCGGACCGCCCATAGCACGACGACCTCTGATAGCGCGAGCAATGCCCGAATCGTAAATTGGTCCCATGTTGGCGATGCGTTGCAACGATTCTAAAAGATCTCTCGCACCTGCAAGGTCACCGCTATCAACAAAGATTTTGAGTTTGTTTTGCTCGCCAAACGTCAAATCCATCGCTCTAGCAAGATCTGCTATCTGCTCAATAGCGTTTTTTTGTGCCGAGTTAAAATCTCTGATTTCTTCAGCACCACCGCCAAACGCTTTGACGCCAGCCTCAAACACTCGTTCAAGAGATGCGTCAAGATTGTCAAAGGTTTCTCGCGTGTCGAGGGTGCCAAGGAGGGTTTGCCATGCAGTGGTCAGAATGGCTAGGCCGTCGTCCTGATCTTCAAGTTCACCGTTCAACAACGCTAACTCTTGGCGACTTTCTGCAAGCCTTGAACTCACATATCCGCTATAAGCATCACCGAGATCTTTTGCAGCTTCTTCTGCCGCTTTGGCGTTTTCTTCGTTGTCGTTAAACAACCCTGATATATAGGAAATAGCCCGACCAGCAGGTCCCTGCTTGAGTTGGTTTCCTAACCCTTCCCAACCACTTGTCAATTCTTTTATATCGTTTACGGTGTCAACAAAAACACCACCAGCAGAAATCACAAAACTATTCCAAAGATCACCAAGTTCGTCAATGGTGTCTCGATACTCTTTCGCCTTTGCTAATTCCTCATCTGAGATAACTTGCGCGCTCGAAACAGAATCCAAAGATTTTCTAAGTTCCTCAGAGCCAAGGTTGATAAGTTCGGCCATTCCTTGCCAGCCCTTGCCAAGCAGCTGAGCCGCAACTGTGGCTTTTTCGGCTGGATCTTTAATGCCCTTAATTCGTTCAATGGTGTTGATGAAAGTTTCGTTGACGTCTAATGAACCATCGTTTAGATAGACCATGTCAACGCCAAGTTTGCGAACTTTGTCCGGGTCAGCACCAATGGTCTTATTGAGGCGACCGATAGCGGTTTTTACACTGTCAACAGAGATGCCGAGATCGCCAGCAACTTCCATATATCGTGACGCGTCCTCAACCG